TTTTTTTTTTTAATACCATTAAGGGACAGCGGTACCCCCCGTCAATACCATGTAGCAGGGAGTAGTTGGAGCGAAGAGAGTGGTTTTAAAGGGGTTAGCTACTTTCGCCCTGGCGGCTGGGGTAAGGATAGAGAAGACGCCTAGAATCAGGCGTCAATCTCTCGACCAACCCTTCCCCCAATCACTTAAACTTACCAATAATCCGGTCAAAATCCGCTCTCACGAGCGTCATTAACGCGGAATTTGTCTTCAATTCGGGAAATTCTGCGATTATATCCACTAAAGTAACACCCTTGCCAAGTTTACGCTTATAGCGCTTTAAATCGGGGTCCAAGTCAGTAGTTTTGACTTGTCCCGTGAACTGTTCAGCTTGTTTCAACATCCGAGCATTATGCGCTACCAAAGCGCGGCTAAACTGCACGAACTTTAAAGCTGACAGGGAAGCCAAGTAACTTCCCTGTTGCTCGTTTGTTAAGCGCTCAAAATCTTGAGGGTCAATCATAGTAATCAATGTCTCCCTCAAGCGCTTTGACGTTTTGTCCGACTGGGATAACGGCAACGTATTCCAAGCGCTCAAACAACACGCTAAAGAATCCATCACCGTCGTCACTCAGACGAACCGTGTGACCATTGGTGTTTGGTTCGCAGTCGTTAAACACGTCTAGCCAACTTTCTCACCGTTGGCGTTGACAGCTCCAACTGTCTCGCGAACCAACTCCGCCGGGATGTGAACTCCGCCTTGAGCGTACAGTTGTACAAGCTTTCCATATCCACCGAACTCGCTAACGCGCTCTTCGAGATTCGCCATTGTGACGAACTTCTCTAAACTCATCAGCTTTTGATCGAGTACGAAATGCTTGACCGCGCCACGATGCGCGCGCAACTTGCTGGCCAAGTTCACTTTCTTCTGCGTCTCGGCCAATTTCTCAACTTTGCTCGTGATCCATTGTTCGAGCGTGATTCCTTCGTTCGCAATGGCTTCGTTGATGATTGCGGCATCTTCTTTGGAGACTTGGACTGCATACAAGTCTTCGTGAACTGTGATTGCATTTTGCTGTTTCATATTACCGTCCTAGTTGGGCTTTGCCCGTTGGATTGTACTCCACACGTAACACTTGGATGCGATGACCGCATTCGTTACGTGTGCAATACAACAGCGCTATCACCGCTGCGGTACTATTGCACTATCGATTGTCAATGACCAGTAACCAAAACTCGGTGTCGTCACTTGGACGCATCTACAGCTTACCACACACGTATAACCTAACAATACAACTAAAGTGGGATGCTTTACTAAAGTTAACCATAGTTAACACCTAACAACTAACACTAGTTAAACTAAAACGTAACACCCACTGTTACTTACTCCCAGCCTCTAAAAAATTGAAAAGCACGTGAAATAGCGGGGGACTCCCTAAAAAATTTTCTACAAAAATACACGAGTAGCTTGTTAGTTTTAAATTTATAGTTGTATTAGATATTAGATTAATTAAAAGCGGGTGGACGGGGTATACACGCGCGAAGTGCAGTTTTATTTTGGTGTATCCTTATATATGGGATGTTGACACGCCAGCCCGAAGGGAGCATACTTCCCATAGGTGAGGATTGTATGTTCAAACCGGAGCTGAAGCAAATTGGACGGAATCTTGAAGTTGAGATTTTCGATGATATCGTACCGTGTCAAACTAAGATCGATTCGCCAACGTTACGCGCGTTAGATGAATATTTCAAAGAGTGGGGTCCACGCGATCCTTCTTTGTTTAAAAAGAGTTCTTAATGAGCACACAGACAACTCCTCTCGGTAATATCTCGACGAAGAAATCCCCAGGTAGAACTTGGAAGCGCGCGATGCGTCTGGAGCGAGTGGCTCGGTTAGAACTCACTGGTCTTTATACCGAGGACGAAATTGCAATTTCACAGGGAATTTCTAAAACATACGTAAGTATGTTAAAGCGCTCGCCTGATTATATTGCAATTAGAATGCAAGTCGCTACGGGAGTTATCGCACAAGCTGATCGGGAGATGTACGAAGAGATTGAAGAGAACCACGGAATGATTCGGGAGATGCTTCCTGAAGCTCTGCAAGTTGTTCGCGATACTTTACTCGATCGATCCCAGCCCGCGCTTCGTTTAAAAGCCGCCCAAGATTTACTCGATCGTGAAGGAACATTCGCCAAGGTTTCCAAGTCGGAAATTAAAGTTAAGAAAGATTACGACTACTCCCAACACTCCGCCGCCGAGGATGATCTCTTGGCAGCTTTGCAGGCTAATACTAACAAACATGCTACACAAACAATTGGCGTTGAAGAGTTTTCGACCTCGCCAGGTGATCCGAAAGAGACTGAAAAACTTCTTGAAGAATCACTTGAACTCATCAAAGGTGTTGTAATCTCACAAGGACCAAAGTCAGTACAATAAAAAGGAGCGTATCATGGTAGATGCAATGATGGCAATGCAGATGTTCGCAGAGCAAGTTTGGTGTGATTGGATGTTCGGTGGAACTGGTTGTACTTGCGATGATTATTCTTACTGAGGATTAATCATGAAAAGAATGATTGTTAAGATTTTACTAATCTCAAGTTTAATCTTTAGTGTTCATTCTCTTTTCGCTGGCCCTGGAATGCCAGCACCACTTCCACCTCAGAAATGTCCAACTTGTTGTGATATTCAAACTGATGATTGTTGTAATGGAAGTGGATGTTCAGGAACGTGGGAAATTTCAAAACTAGGACTAAAACAAAACTAAATGCTAACCCCCGTTGAGAATCAAGTCTACGACGCGATACAGCGCGAGGAAGAGTTAGAACAAAACTCTCTCGGGGGTTACTATGTTCCACGGTCGGTTATTAATTCATGGAAGTTAATTCCAACAAATACAATAACCGATGCAAAGCTCAAGAAGAAAGTCTTTCGCGTTAACTCTTTTGCCAACCTCTTCTACTTCGCCGTTCAAGTTCTTCAAAAGAACAAACTTCAACTAAACCCCGACCCACGTAAAAATCTCCACTTCCAAATGTGCATGGCCGTTATGAAAGACGGCCTTAAAGAAGTTATCGAGATTCCGCGTGATCACTTCAAATCCACAATCTATAGCGAAGCATTTCCAATGTGGCGGGCACTTCCGTTTAGTGAAGAGGATGAAGAGTTCATCAGGAAGATTTATGCTGCCTGCGGACAAAACGCTGATCTCTACATAATGTGGATGAAGCGTGCGCATCAACGTGATATTCGTATTCTTCTCTGTTCCGAAATTACAAAGAATGCCCAGAAACTAGGAAAGCGCGTTCGTAATCATTATGAAAACAATGGGTTCTTTCGTAATTTGTTTGAAGAAGTCTTACCAGATGCCAGTTGCGTGTGGACCAACGAAAGTCTTCACCAACTTAGAACCCTTGCTGGAAGAGCAAACGGTGAAGGAACTTACGACTTCATTGGTGTCGGTGGAGCACTTCAATCTACACACTACGATTTTTGTATCGAAGATGATTTAGTTGGTAAGGATGCGCTTAAATCTGAAACGGTAATGAATGATACGATCGAATATCATAAGTTACTTGTAGGTGCAATGGATGCAGATTCCAAAGATGCAGGTAGAGATTTCGATGAATTGGTGGTCGGAAATAGATGGAGTTACAAAGACCTAAATTCCCACATTCGTGCTGAAGAACCAGATTTCAATTTCATTACCCACTCTGCGCTTGGTGGATGCTGTGCCTTACACAAATATGGAGAACCAATTTTTCCTGAAGCCTTCAACCTTCTCAAACTTGCACGATACCAAAGAAGGTTAGGTACCTATCTTTTTAGTTGTCAATTTCTCAATTACCCGGTTAATCCCGAAAAGTGCAAATTCAACGCCGGCGACTTAAAATACTTCGAGTATGTTGACGATGAATCCAATACAATCTTCCAGCGCGAAGAAAAACGTCCCACGCGCAAAAAAATCCGCCATCGTGTAAATCAAGGTGATGTTGATGAAGACATTTTCCCTCGTAACCTCCAACGATATATGGTTATTGATCCTAACCATTCCGGTAATAAAGGTCGGTGTCGCCACGCAATTACGATTACTGGAGTCAGGCAAGATCGAAGAAGAGTATATCTTCTTAAACAATGGGCTAAAGCCTGTGCTATTGAGGAGTTTGTTAGTACGATCTTTAAACTCGCCCTCGCTTTTAAAATTACTACGATTCATATTGAAACCGTGGGCGCGCAGAAATACCTTAAATTTCACTTGGAATATTTTATCACGGTCAACAAGGGAAAGAAAGAATGGGAAGGAATCGAGTATATTAGATTTGCGGATTTGAAGTCTAGCAATACAGAGAATGCAAAAATCGAACGAATAGATTCTTTCATTCCAATTGTAGAACGTCGAGAGTTTTACGTTAACACTAACGACTGCGCTGAGCTTCTTGAAGAAATTGAGAAATATGGAAACAAAGGTGGTCTAGTAGACATTCTCGATACTCTAGGTTATGGTACACAGATTTGGAAATTTCAAGAAGTTGACGATGTAGAAATTGAAGCATATATGAATATGCAAAAACAACGTTTTATGCGTGCACAAGCACGGGCTTAAATTGTATTACTTTCCCTATTACTGCGATCTTGTTCATCTCTCTGGGAGAGCCTTATGGTAATTACCAAACTCGATATTGAAGTAGCGAGATTACGAGACAAGGTGGATGAGATGGAGGTTATTTTAAAAGGTGATGGAAGTGATGATAATCCGGGATTGGATAAAAAATTCTCAACCTTTATGGGAATCTGGAGTAAGCGCGAAGAAGATAAAAAGAAATATGATGATCGAATGCAAGCAATAGCAATTGCACTTTTAGGTGGAGTTATAGCTTTGGTTGTGGCTTATTTCACGGAAAAGATTCATGGACACGCAATGTTCCACGCAACGAAATCAGCAGTTGAAGCAGCTTTTAATTCTGGAATGAGGTGGTAAATGGGCGATCCGAATAAACCAGTTGAACCAAGTGGACCAGACCCAAATACTCCTGATCCAAGAGGTTCTGATCCTAATAAACCTGTACCAGCATAAGGAGCGCGAAAATGTCAACACCCCCTGTAGTAAAGCAGAATACTTTTGAACATATTCTTACTGGGATTGGTAAGTTTATCGAGAAGGTAATTAATGTGGAAATTAACGTAGCAGTTGCGGAGAAGCCTTTAATCGATAGGTTTCTACCGGCAAATGTTTCACAGGCAATTGATGCAGCGGAGCAAGTTGCACTAACAACCTATCTTCAAATCGAAGCCCAGGAACAAGCAATTGGGGCGAGTTCTGCTCCTTTTGCGACTAAAGTTGCACAGGTTTTGGCGCTTCAAGGTTTGGGGATCACGAAGATTCTAGCGACTGCGGGATTGGAAACTACGCAAAATGCATTGAGCGCACTTGTAACTGGTGCGACTTCGTTTACACAGATTGGTCTAAGTAACATCACCACACTACAACCAGTTCCGATTGTAAATCCTGCACCGGCACTAACTTTAGGTGCTCATACTCTTGCAGCGGCTTCTTCTGGAATTACTGGTAGTTTAACCGCAACTCCCGAACCTTCAGTGCCTCTTCAGCCAGCTCCAGTTAATCCAACCTCCAACGTCGCAGTTACGGAAACTGGTAACATCTTGGTATCGAGGTAAAAATGCCAAATCAAGATTCTAAGGTTGAGTTTGTGGCAGTTAGTGGTAACGAAGGTCATCCACATGCGGATGGAGTGCAGGCGCCAAAAAATCCGTACTTGAAATTGTACGAAAAGATTCAAGCTGGATACTTTGATCAAGGCGTACAGAATTCAGAAGAACTTTTTCAAGTTACGAAAACTCTAATTTATGATGCAGCTACATCTGTTGGAGAACGTAAAACGAATCCTGGTCAGGATCATGCAACGCTTTCTACACTCGAAAGTCTTGTTTCTGTTTTTGATCAGCTTGTTAAACTTCCTGAACAAGATACCAACCCTGAATCGCCGGAAGTAGCTGCGGCGGATTTGAATCCAGTTCCAGAACCAGTGGTCAACACTGAACTACAACAGTAAGGACAAAATCTACAATGAGTGGTAATTTTCCAGTTCCTAAGTTAATCAATAAAGATACATTCGGTTCAGCCGAGTATGGAGAATTACTGCTCTATGTAGAGGAGATGGTTAAGTTTTTGAAGGCAAAAACTCGTGGTATTAGAGAAGAGTTAATGCCGAAGTGGGTACGAATTTATCGTGGAGTTCCAGCAGAGGAAACTCGTAGCTGGCCGTGGCCAGGAGCATCTAACTTAGTTATACAACTTGCAGCCACACACGCTGACGAGCTTCTTTCGCGCGTAATGGCAATTTACGCACAGGATGATTTATACAAAGCTAAGTTACTCGGCAATTTTGATGAAGATTCAGACATGAGTGGCGAACGTCAGAAAGATATGATCGAGGAGTTTTTAACTGATGCTTCCTATGAACCTGATGAACTTGATCTTTATCACGTCGAGGAAACTGGTTTTAGCTCAGCTATTCGTTATGGAACGGGGATTTTTAAATTTCCGTGGGAATACGTAACTGAGAGATCATATGCACATCTTGGTGGCGGTTCTGAGAATGGTGGTAAGTTAACTTATACTCAGCCACCAATAGTTCGTCGAGATGGTCCACGTCCGATGAATGTTCCGTTGAGCGATTTTGGAATTGATCCTCGATGGAAGAAGTTGGATGATGCAGATTTCTTTTACCACACCAAACATCTTTCGACGAGAGAACTTAAGAATCTCAAACAATATCCAGAGATTTACGCTATGGAAGCAATTGATAAAGTGCTTGGCCACCCGGACCAACAGTCTGAGTTCGACCAACAGCAAGAAGCTCAGAAGAAAGTAGAAACACAACCAGTAAAAGTCGGTGAGATGTATGATATTGAAGAGTGTTGGTTTAAGTATAGTAAGGGTGAAGATAACTTTAGATTAGTTGCTAACTATCATCTTAATACTAATACTATCTTAGGTATCTTTCTAAATCCTTACCCCGAAAACGAATGTCCTTTTGAGGACGCTAAATTAGCTTATGACGATGACACATACTTCGGTTATGGTTTCTGTGAGATGCTGGAGTCCTACCAGCGAGAGGTTAGTACCACGCATAATTGGCGCACCGATAACCGCCATTTTGCAACAACAGGCGTCGGAAGAATCAACAAGAACTCTAAGTTATCGAGTATCATCCAACTGTTCCCAGGGTGCTTCTTACCTGCTGATCAAGGAGAAATAGAACCACTTCAGTTTGGAGCAGGGGCTTTACAATATGGTACTGAAGATGAGATGTTGACTCTTTCCCTAGCTAAAGAACGTTCAGGAGTTGATCCTGCGATTGGAGGTGCTGGTGGCGGAATCGTTAATCCTAAACGCGGCGTGTATTCAGCGCAAGGAACTTCAATCGTTATGCAACAGCAAAACAATCGAAATAATTTGCGTATGTCAGATATGCGAAGTGCCCACGTTCGCATTGGACGAAAGGTGCTACGGTTGTATTCATATTTCGGAGTCAGTGCTAAGAGACTTCGATCCTACGGAGACAGGTCTGAGTTACTTAAAACAGCACTTGAGTCATATAAGTCGAGAAAGTTGGGACTCGTAATTAGACCAGCAACGGCGAGTCAGAATAGGGAGATGGAGAAACAAAACGACATTCTTCTTACTTCGACTCTTGAGAGACTCTATGCCGGGGATTTGCAACTTATGCAGGCGGTAATGCAACAAGGAGCGCCGCCAGAGTTAGTAGACTATATCAAAGCTCAATTCAGAGCTAAGAACACTTTGATGAAACGCCTACTTCGTAATTTTGGTCATGCCGATGATAATGCACTTGTACCGATTCCAGATTTAATGAAGCAACAAACACAGAGGAGCGCGCAGATAAATGGAACAGGACAAAAACCCAACGGTGGAGCTTCTTTACAAACTTCACAACAATCGCCACAAGCTGGAGGAATGGTTCCGGTCGGAAGTGGGAATGCTGGTGGTGGAGTACCTCAATAATGAAATTGACGAATTTACAACTGTACTTTTACATAAGAAAGATTTAACTCAGGAAGAACTTGGAAGATGTAGAGGTGTAATAGAATTATCAACTGAACTTTTAAATTTACCAAGTGAGTTAAATAAACTTAGAATTCCAACAGAAGAAGAAAAACAAAAAATACAAAAAACAAGATTTGCAAATCAAAGTTATGGTGTACCACAAGCAGTAGCAATGGGGCAAACTCGATATACGGGCGATGCTCATATTGGAATTGAAGCGGAAGACTAAAATCTAGAAGGAGCGCGATATGCCGTGGTGGAAAAGTAGCGAAGTTGATCCTGAGAAGAAGCTAGAAGAGAAGAAAGACGATGAAATCGAACTTAAGCCAAAAGATGTGAAGGCGAAGCTCGATAAGATCGATTCTCTTGATACTTCTATTACTGAACTTAAGACTAAAACAGCAGTTCTTGATAGGATGAGTTCTTATCTTGATGAGCAGGATGCCGCGAAGCGGGCAGCGAAAGCAAAAGAACTTGCTGAGAAAGTCGAAAAGAACGGTGAAGAACTTGATGAACTTTGGGTTACTGATCCAAAGAAGGCAATGGAGATGCAGATTCAGCCGTTAATTAATTCGCAGATTAATACAACTTCTCTCGTAGTACGTAAACAGATTTTTGATGATGAGAAGTTTCCGTATTATCATGGTGAGTTTGCAAAGAAGGTTGATAGTTATATTGATGGCTTGCCGATTACAGCGAGAGCTGACCCGGCAACGATTAAGAATTGTTACAAAATCGTACTAGCTGATCACATGCAGGATATCGCGGATGGAAAATTGAAGTCTAAGTTCGCTGCGGCTTCAACAACGTCAACAACGTCTTCAACTAATACGAACCAGGAAAAAGATATTGTACTAACCGACGCACAGAAGAAAGCAGCGAGAGCTTTTGGTTATGATGAAAAGACCTATGGTAAGCTCTTGAGTGAGGAACAAAATTATGTCTAACCAGGAAGAACCAAAGAAAGTTGATCTTAGCTCAAGACTTATCGAGAATAAACAAAATGACGGAATCCAGAAGAACTTTGGTCAGATTCTTGAATCTATTACTTCCGAAGTGGGAGGTGCTGTTAAGGATTCAGAAGAGTCGAAGAAAGTTGGTCAGACATTCCAACCTAAAGTTGGGGTCAAAAATACAATCACAACGGAAACTACATCACCACTAAAGAATCAAACAACGGAAACAGTAACAACTGAGCGTATTTCTGAACTTGAGAATATGCTTCGACAATTGATTGCTGGGCAAGTTTCAGGTGTTAAAGTCGGTTCTGCACCTAAGAAACCAGCGAAACTTGATTTTTCAAAACTTTCTGAAAAAGATGTATTCGATCTTAATATCCCCATCGAAGCAGTTGATCATTCGATGCCGGATTATTTGAAAGTTGATCTTAAAGATACCAATTATGTTCCACGTTGGGTTAATCGTGATCCACGTAGACTTGGACCAATGAAAGCAAATGGATGGGATTTTGTAAAACCGGATGAAATTGAGAATTCACTTACATTGGCAATTACGACCGATGAGAATGGGCAGTATAGATTTGCGGATACTGTTTTGATGAAGTGCGAGAAAGTTAAATACTTTGGTCAACTTCGTCGTAATCATCTTAGGGCGTTAGCAATGGTTGATCCTAAGAATGCACACTTGGCGGCTAAGGCTATTCTTGAATCTGACATGGGAAATGCTGAGAATATTAATGGGCAAGTATTTGTTAAAGATGGCAATCCGGTCGAAAATGATCAAACGAGAGCCGGAGATTATCAACGCTATTCTAATGCAGGTAAGTTGAAGATTTACAGTCCTGAAGTTACTATCTAAAAGAGGTGAAAGTTAAATGGCAGCGAATCTCACAGTACATGTACCGATCATTCCAATCATTACGGATTCAGGAAATACTCCACATACTGATGGGATTCCTGAAAAGGCTTCACAAACTTTCAAAGCGGGAGTTTTTGTACAACTCAATGCTGGGTATGTTCAGCAATGGGATGGTACGACTTATGTCAATGGTATTCTTGGCGTGAGTAATATTCCTGCTTCTAACCTTGCTTCAAATGGTGCGGGAGCGCCAACTAACTTTGGTCAGATTGGTGGTACAGGAGCGATTGCTACTTATGGATCGGTTCCTAATCAGCCGAATGCAGTTAACATTGCACTTGGTACTCCAATCACCGATGGTCGTACTCTTGTGCTACTGGCTAATCAAGATACGATCTTTGAGATTCAGGCGGATAATTCTACTGGATCGGTAGCTGCGGATTATACATTGGTTCAATCGGATGTGGGTAAGCAGTTTGGTGTAACGATTGATGCTGGTGGTACGATGTATTTGGATCGTGGTAAGACGACTGTTGGTACAAATACCGCAATTCAAGTTGTTCGACTGAATCCAATTGACGGTGCGATCGTAAACAATCGCGCCCAGGTTGTAGTTGTAGCACCGCAATTCTATGCAGCGGCGTAGTAAGTCTGTCTTAGCTTTACTTAGGAGCAATTAAACATGACACAAGTTAGACAAGAATTTGCACAACTAATGGCTCCGGGGCTGAGGAAGATTTACAACGACGCCACGGAATACGAGCAGAGGGAGAAGGAATACCCAATGCTTTTTAATGAAGTTAAGTCAGATTCTGAGTATGAGCAGGACTTGGAAATGGCTGGACTTCCTCCACTTCAGGAAAAGCCGGAGAATAGCTCGACGGCTTATAATGACATGATACAAGGTGGTTCCAAGCGTGCAATTCATCTTACGTATTCTCTTGGAATTAGAACTTCCAAAGAATTGTGGGATGATGATAAGTACGGACTGATTCAAAAAGGTCCAATGTCACTTGCACGTTCTACGAGATTTACGCAAGAAGTTATTGCTTGGAATATTATTAATCAGGGATTCTCAGCGAACGTTACTACGTTTGATGGGCAGTCTTTGTTTAATAATCAACACTATCTTCTTGGTGGATCGCAGGCGACTAATATCGGACCGGGACTAGCGAATATTATCAGTGCCGCTGGGACTTATCCTAATCGTCCACCGACGGATATTGATCTGTCTGTTGCTGGTATTCAGTTGATGGTTAACTATGCTAATCGCATGGTTGATAATCAAGGGATGCCAATTGCAATTCAGATGAAGTATTTGTTGATTCCGCCGGAGTTGATTTTTATCGCTCGTGAAATTCTTGGATCGAGCGGTCAACCTTACACGGCCGATAACACTATTAACTCTCTACTTGCTGAAGAGTTGAAGTTTATCGTCGGACACTATCTTACTTCTGGCAGTGCGTGGTTTGGTTTCGCGGATAAGAAGAAGACCAGTCTTACTGTATTTAACCGCGAAGCTCCTTCTACCCGTTTCGATGATGATTTCGATACGGACGCAATTAAACAAAAGACACGCATGAGAATGAGTGCTTTTTGTCCAAGGTGGCAGTCCACGTTTGGGTCCAACGGACCGTAAACTAGGATATGCCGAGAAGGCGGGTCTTTTGGCGCGCTCCTTTAGACCCGCTTCTTAATTAGGAGAATTTAAATGTATTATGGTAAACATTCATTTCTCGTTGGTGCTTGGCGGTATTGTGCTAGGTGTGATGAGAAATGGCATATTGATGAGCAGACGTGGCAACGGGGACTGTTACTTTGTCCTCATTGCGTTGATAAACGTTTGCTTGGTCAACGTGAAGTTGAAATTGCACGTGTCTTAGGTGACGGTAAGATGGAACTAGCGCCGGTTCCAAAGTTACGAGAACCAGATACTACTACACTTGATGAGGGTGATATAATTATTTAAGTTCCTAAGATTGCCTGTCAAGGGTCAATGAAGCGGTAAATAGGAGATAATATGTCACATACGCAGAATAGATGGACTGGAGATACACCTTTTACTGATGGTCAAGTGTTTTTAGGTCCGGGGACTGATATTTTGGTTCAGTCAGGAACTGTGACCGTTGGTACAACTGGACCAGGACTTCTTACCTACAATCAAGCCTCAACTGTAGCTGCTGTTTATTTTGCTGATCCTGGACAGATGATTAGAACTGGGCAGTTAGCTACGCCTGCAATATCACAAGAACAATTTGGAACTGCGGCTTTACAGCCTGGTCCTAGTGCGGTTGCTAATACTAGTGGACCGCTTGGTAAACAGGGATTTCCTCCATTTACGAATGCTCAGAATCCTGTTTATGGTCCTTTAACTGGAGCCATGAAGAAGGGTTTTCGTGTTGATTATGTAGATGTAATTTACTCAGTTGCAACTGTCAATGCCGCTCTTGCTACTATTGGGATTACAACTACCAAATTTGTCGATAACGTAGCACCGCTTGTAGCTAACATCTTGACACTGGGTGCTAATGGATTGCCAGTTGCTTTCAGAGCGAATCCTTATGTATTTCGTATTACGATGGTCAGTCCGGTGTTTATTAACTTAGCTGATACAGAAGTTTTAATCAATCTCAATCTCACTGCCGGTACCGGTGGTACAACCTCACTCTACGGTATCGTGTTAGGAATGTCCTTTAACTGGGCATAATAGGAGCCGACAATGGCAAATACGTTTACGGGTCGGCAAATCATAATCAATACTACTGGAGTAATCAATATTCCTTGTAATATGAAGGTTGTTGAATGCTTCTGGCAGGATATTGTAACTGCGGGTGATACGTTTAGTTTTACCGATGCTGCTGGACGGGCTTATACGTTTAAGGCTTACGCAGCTAATTATGCACAGCCAATCGGAAAGCTAGATTGGCTTGAGGGTCCAATCACTATTACTGCTATTACAAGTGGTAATGTATATATGATCCTTGGTTGCAAATAGTTTTTAAAAGTTCTATCATCGGGGGAGGATAGAAAAGCGAGTGGGCGCTATTCAAATGTCGCAGGATGGTAAATCATTCACCATAACGTACGGTGGGCATGAGTTACCATTTGTTGGTTTGGATTCAAGCGCCCCACCTGCTTATGTTGCTGGGGGGAGTTTTCCTTCGATTATTAATGCTCTTGTGGTTGATAAAGCAGTAACAGCGGTTTCGTTAGGAAGGGTTAGTGATTTTATTGCTGCTAATCCAAGACCAGCGGATGTGAATCTTGGGATTGGGGATTTGAATGGAGTTCCGTTTGAGATTTATATCGATGGTGGCAATCCAGCGACTTTAAGAGTTTATTCGTATCAGGGAATCCATGGGCTTGGGTCGAATCCAATTCTAATTGGAACATTCGTATTAACTGCTAACTTACCTATTGGTGGTGAATCAGCGGGAACGTTAGCTTATAAAAATATCAATGGCGTCTGTTATTTTACCTTTGGTGGTTGTGATTCTATTTTCCAACACAATAATACCACCGCTACTCTTTTAACATCATATCTTGGTGGAGCATATATTGGTGAGTTAAATGGACGGTTGTTAATTTTCAACATAACACAAACAACAGCGGGTCCAACAATCACTAATTATCCGTTTAGAGTTGCATGGAGTGCAGCACTTGGGGCTTACAGTCAGTTTAATCCACTTGTAGGTGGATTGGTAACTGGAGCTGGATTTGAAGATTTGCCTGATGTTGAGGATGTGATCACGGGATTCTTTACTACTGGACCAACAGGATTTATTCTTCGTCGTCAAGGTATTACGGAAATAACTCCACTTAATAATGGGATTCAACCTTTTGATTTTAACCATATGTGGAGTTCGCATAAAGGTATTGGTGCGATAAATCCTGGAACGGTAGCGCAGTTTGGATCGATGGGAATTTTTGGAGCTTCGACGGATATTTATAGTTTGGGATATGACGGATTAAATTCAATTACTGGAAAAGCCAAAACATTATTGATGCCGTTAGTTTTATCAGCTTTTACATTTCCACCAATTAGTGTTAAAGCTACAGTTGGACCGATTATTATCAATAATAATACGATGACTGCATATATACTTGGCCCAAGTAATCCAAGTCTATTACCACCCTTTAACTTTTTTGTATATGTTTTCGAGTTGAAGGAATGGTTTTTTATTAACGCAACTGAAACTTTTATACCTCTTTTTATTAACTTTGCGGCACTGAGTTTAGCTTCAACAGGTGTTGGGTTTCCAGTTTCAGATGCATTTATTTACGAAATAATAACTTCAACTCAGAATGTGTTCTTTACACTGAGTGCTACTACACTTAATGCTAATTTTGCTACTTTAGTATTTCCAGTCGAAGATGTAGCTTTCTTGCAAGATATTTCGATTGATGGCATTGGATTTAATGTTAATTCTATTTCGGGATGTACTCTTACATTTTCAATCAATGGTAAGTCTTATGGTGCAGTAGTAGTTCCAGCGGGACGTAGTTACTTGAAAACAACACCAAGTGGCGCGGCTAATAGTTATACTGGATTAGCCCCCCAACTTACGATAGTTTCAAACGCTGGTGGAGATTTCCAACTTGGTAAGGTTGTTTTATATGGTACAGTTGATATCAGTCAAAGGTCGCTCTAATGATACCGATTCAACCAACTAACGAGGATTTTAAAATTACTAAGATCAACACAGGTAATAGAGTTCTTAGATGGGCACAGTCGGTTTTTAAATCATTAAACGCCGGTTTAACCTTTGCATCGCCGACGGCACAAGCAGCGGGCGGGGTTTATAATAAGTTTGTACAAGATAACTTCGATGGCGTGATGCTTTACATCGGCGCTAATGCTTCGGGCGCGACAATTACTTGGGCAGCAACTAATGTAGGTCAAGCGATAAATCATGGACTACATCGTCAACCGATTGGATTTTTAGTTACTTATAAGGATAAAACTGTTGATGTGTACTCAACTGCTACACCGGATGTAAATAACATTACTCTCGCGACTACTGACGATACAGTTAACACGATAGTTTTTATTTTCTAGGAGATATATGGCTTATACAGTACAAAGTATCTATAACAGAATGCCATCGATATTCTCCGGACGTAATGTTCTTAATACGGATTCGTACGAAGCTACACGGAAAGCTGTGTTAGAACTTAGTGAGAATTATAAGTTTCAGGGTCTTGAAAATACTGGTCCGACAGTTCCGTTAACAGTTAACCTAGCTGGTCCTTACGCATATAATACTTTCCTCCAAGCTGGAGATGCGGGACTTACGGTTAATATGTTCGACAGCTTTTTCATTTACTGTAGTGGCGTAGCTCCAGTAATCAATCAAGCAAATCCTGGTTTTCCACTTAAGTACAAATCGATTGATACTCTTGAAATTTTAATGAATCTGAACTTAGGAGTAACAACGAATTGGACTAGATTTAATGATCAGATTTACTTTGCAATGGCTCCAAATTTACCGTATTATGTTTATTTACGGTACCAGAAGCAACATCCATTTCCAAATGCAGGAACAGGAGCAGCGGGTACTGATCCAATTTTACTTCCCGATAGCTGGCAAGATATTGTTGAGTATGCAACTGCGGAGCGGTTAGCTTCCGACTACAATCTCGATGAACGGATGACGAAGTTTCATAATATAATTTATGGTGATCCAAAGTTCCAAGCAACAGGTGGTACAGAAGGATCACCAGGATTGATTTTTAGTCGAACTCAGCAATACCAACGTGACCAACAGACAACTCAACGTTCATTCCGTTTAATGATGCGTCCTTATATGAGGTAGTATGGATAATCAACTTTTAAATAACATGATGACTGGACAGACGGGAAAGGTATCAACGGGGATGAATAATCTTGGGTTACCGCCTATTGGTAATAGAACTGGAGTTCAAACACCAAGCGTTGGTGCAGTACCGGGGGCTAGTGCAACTATTCCGGGACAATCACCAATTTCGCCAGTGTTACAAGGAGTAAGGCCAAATCCATTAACTTCTGGTACTTTGTTAACCCCAAATGGAGGAGTGCCCGGTGGGCAAACTACTCTTGGTAGTGGTAATACTGGCAGTGGTGCTCCAGTTGGTTCTAGCGGTGGGACTATTAGTATTGGCACTGGTGGAAGTAACACAGTTAGTGTAGATACTACTAGTGGACCGTTTGCGGGGATGAATGAAGGGCAGATTAATGAAACTCTAAAACAGCTTAGAGATACATACGGTAATGGAATTGGTACTCTTTTGTTCTCAACGATGGCTAATCTAGGAGGACAAAATGATCAATATATGCAAGCGTATGAAAAAGCTATGGCTGGACCGAATGCCGAGAATTTGGCTACTCTTAATACTACTCTTGGAAATAGTGGCGTTAGTGCTAATTCTTCAACAGCAGCAATAGCAAATGCGGATTTTCAATCCAACGTCACGGCTCAAGAAGGATTGCAGGAAGCTCAGTTGCAGAAGCAAGATGCCACTTTGTCAGCGAGTATCTTAGAAGGAATCCTCCCAACTGAAGCAAAGCAAACATCTGACGCTAATCAATCTGTATTTGGACAAATCATTAATGATATTGGCGGAATTGAATCAATAATTCCCGGACTTGATATAGCGGCGGGCAAAGCGTTTAGTTCGGTTCCTGGTTTTGGAAGTGGTGGAGATAGTCCATTTAATGCTAATCAAGGCGGGCCACAAAGTGGTGCAGCGGATACTTATTTGGCGGGGATGCTATAATGCCATTAGATTCTCAAGAAACAATGGGCTCAGTTCCTGGTGGGGTTAATCCTCAAGATATCTTAACTGGATTAACACAAAGAAGTACTCAGATCAATGAAGAACTTCTCAAAGCACTGCCAGCCGCGCTTAAACAAACAGCGCAATCAAGTACTCCAGTAGGTGCTTTACCTACTGTAACGCCATTTCAACCGGCGCAGATGGATAATTCTGAGAAGATTGGTGCTGGTGCGAGTTATAGGCAATCAGTATCTAATTCAGTTAAGGGTATCGCTAATATCATCGGTAAGGCAGAACAGAAGCATCAAGAGAATCAAGTTAAGATTCTGTCAGTTGATATTCAGAGAATTATGGAAGCACAAGATGGAATCGGACAAGCACAGCAGGTTCTGAAACAAGACCCCAATAACGCTGAAGCCAAAGCAACTTACGAAAAGAACGCCCAAATCATCAACGCAATGCTAAGTGATCCAAAGAGAAGGAAACAAATTGGTAAAGCATTCGATATCAATTTCGTTGACCCATCTAAGAATGATAAACCAGAACACAAAGCAATGCAAGATGCGACTAAAAGTTATGCGGAACAGTTGCAGGCTAAGACACCGCAGAAGATGGGACCGGACCCGCAGGCAGTTGCGAAGGTACAGTTGTTAACGCAGCAGGCACAAGCAATTGATAAGATGGTACAGGCGACTGAGACTCAAATTTATCGTCAAGAGTATCTAAAACATCTTCAAGAAGCTGAGCAAGGAAAAGATACTAGAGCAAAAGAAACTATTGAATCACGCGAGAAGATCGAAGCTAATAAGCAAGCATTAGCTACTGCTAAGTTACAAGAAGATTGGCAGAAGGCTAAAATGTCCTCGGATACTCGTTTGAAGGCCGCTTCAATTGCAGCTAGTTCTAGATTAGCAGTTGCTGATAGACAGATTCAAGGTCGTATGGACGCAATTGATCATGTTTTCAAAACTAGTGGCGGTGGAGTTAAGAAGATTCAAGCTCTTAATAATGTTGTTAAGATGTATCAATCAAAACAGAAAGCAATTGATACTGAGATTTCGACAACAGAGCAACTCCGCACAAATGCCAACCCAGCAAAGGTTGAAGAGTATAATAAATATATTCAGACTCTTGAAGATGAAAAACTGAAGAATCAAGACGAGCAACAGCAACTTGAAGAACAGATTAAAGTAATGACCGATTCAATAGGTGACACCGATGCCGGAGATAGTTCCAGTAGATCAAGTTCAAAGTCCACAAGTAGATCCCAATCTTCATCGGCTGATACAACAATCCCAAAGCCAATTAAGAGCGCCCGGCAGTATGACGGATCAAACGCAACGTCAACAGTCAAAGTCGCAGGGACAGTCTCAGACTCCGACCCGGATCATTTCTGATAAACAGAGAACGGTTGGGGATTTAGTTTTTGGTACTAAGAGTTTGCAACAGAGTCATGATCAAGATGTTTTAGTAGCGCGTATTAAAGCAGTTGATAATCCAGATGTAAAAGATCCACTTACTTTTACTGATAAGCAAGATCAACATGCTGCGGTGTTGGCGCGGGTTAAACGGATTATGGATAATCCGAAGTTTCAACAGCTTCCAACAGAACATAAGGATGGAGTTCTTAATAACTACTACGATAAATACGTAGTCCCAAGTTACATGGATTCAGGATTTACTCCTCCTGATAAACAAACTTGGGTACAACAGATACAAAAATCGAAGATAAGTGCACAGGATTACTATCCCGATCATGATACTTTAACGTATGCAAGAACTTATGCTGGAGTTAAGAGAGCTGCTGGAGAGATTTTTAGTGGTGTTAGTCAGAGTGGAATTTGGTTGCATAAAGAAGCAGCGCTTTCACAACTTGGATTAACTGAAATTTTTACAGCGCCATTTGTTAGTGGTGGAGCCAAAAGTCTTGACGAGTCTAGTTTTAAGCCTCAGCGTGAACAGATTGAACAAGCGCATAAATATGCTAGTGAACAAGTACATAAGATTAGCGATGATATGGTTAATTCCGCTAATTTCTTTTTACAGAGTTATCCATCTAAGAAGTTGATGGATAAACTGGATTCATTTGTAGGTGAACAGATACTGCAACTCCCATTGTATGAAGGAATTGGAGCCGCTCGCAAGTTATTGGTTGGTAAAGGATTAGCGTCGCTTGAACAAGTACAGAAGGCTAATAATCTAACCAACATTCTTAAAGCATCAAAAACTGGTACTTTTGTCGCGAAGAGACTTGGGGATGCTTTTGATGGTTATGTGGGCTCGACACTTCAAGGACAGACTGATGGAGAGAAGAAAGCATCGATGTTAGCTTTTATGGGATTTGGTGCTATTGCTGAAGGTGTTGGAGTTGCGGGAAGGAATTTGATTAAGAAATTTACAAGCGAGACACTAGCTGCTGGTGGAAGGCCACTTCAGGAATCAGTTACAAATGAAGCTATTCATGAATTAGATAATGGATTAGTACATGGGATGCCAGTGCAAGAGCCTGAGCATATTTTAGCGGCTTTAAAGAATGGTCATGAAACTGATCCAGTTAAAGCGAAGTTAGTTGATGGCGAGAAGATTTCACTTAGTTCTCTCGCGATGCAGAAACATGGAAAGCCTTGGAATCAGTTAAGTAAGCGGCAGCGTAACGCCATTCGAGCTGAACGTGGAAATTTAGTCAATGACACTATTCGCGAACTTCCACTTCATCAACCTGAAATGGCTAAAGCGAATATTGACCAACAGCTTGCGAAAGATATTAAAGAAAATCCTAATCTCGCTCGAAGGATACAAGAACTCAAGCAGAACTTTGGAGTTGACGCATCGAGCGCAGTTTTCGAGTCAGAACAAGAAGCCGTTACAGAAGTAACAGGACAGAAGAGTTCTCAGGGGTCTACGGATAAAGTTGGAAAGCAGATTGAACAAACGACTAAAACTAAACAAGAATCTCAAGTAACAGCAGCGCTTGAGGAACCGCGGAAGTTTGCTCAGTTAAAGGAAGAGTCAATTGCTTATTTTAGAAATCCATCACCTTCTAAGCAAAGTAAGTTCGATTACTCCAAGTGGCTCGAAGATATGGATCGGCATGATTTTATTTCTGAACTTCGTTCGCATCTTGGAGATCAGCCATTCTTCGAGAACCCAGAACATCTTTTGACGTGGGCAGTTCAGTTCAAAGATCAAATGCCTAAACCATTTTATGATCGCATTATTGAGGAATTAAACTGGTCTGACCCAACTGGTACCGCTGCGAGTTGGCAACAAAAAGCTAAAAACATGGAACGTCATCTTGATAAACTTGCGGATACTGGAAGATTATGGTCCGAAGGTAATGTGTTTCGGAGTTCTAATTTCGACAACTGGACTAATAGAACTCAATGGCAGAGACAGCTTAATCCTGAAGTTGAGAAGAAAGAAATGGATGAGTTGATGCAACAGCTTGGACCATATAAGAAAAACTATCCAATGCAATATCAACTCGCTCAGGATATGATGAAGGAACTTCAAAAATATCGTAGAACTGCTCCAAGTCCAGAAGTTGACGATACTAGAACACAGAGTATTCGTTCTATCGCTGGTGATATTAAATCACTGATTAAAGGTGGTAAATAATGGGTGGTTTTGTATCAGCGATAGCAAATGCAGCTAAACCTCTTGCTGAAGATGGTGCGGAGATATTGACTAAAGCACTACGTCCAATGGAAAAGAACATGGCGGGGCAGAGTGCTGTTGGGAAGTCTCTTGTTAATGTTATTAAGGAAGATTATATTCCTACGTACCATAGATTCTTGCAAGAGAAACTGGATGTAAATGCAACTCTTCCAAAACATCAACAACTTGACCCACATGAGATTCATAATCAAGCGACTAACGCTGCTCGACAATACGCATTTGGATCGAATGATGCAGTAGCGGTTGGGCATATTAGAGCGGAATATACTAGTGGTGATCCATTAACGAGACTAACTAGAGCACAGAATCTGAGTGATCACTTGAGTATGTTTTTACAAGATACAGTTAAGAAACCAGAATGGACACCAGTTCAAGGTCAATATGGTAAGCGTGGTGCTTCTAGTTTTAAGATGAATGTATTGAAGAGTAAGGAACAATCAGTTCCGATTGATGCTAGTGCGACTTATACTCCATCTAGTAATCTGGAACGTTCGTTACAAGGTTATGCTAATAAGATCATGGCACCACTAATTGCTATTCCACACATTGGAACACTTGCTAACTATGCAATTTCAACACCATTAATGGATTTAGCAAAAGGTCTAAGTGAAGTAATAACTCCGGGTGGAGTACAGCAGATTAAACAAACACTTAGACAGTCGGGAGTATTCGCTAATACAACTGCGGATGCCTTTAGAACTGTTACAGAAGGTGAACAAGGTATTGTAGGACAGACTTTTGGAGCTAAGACTGGTTCAGTTTTTAGTCAACTAACGCACCAACCTGGATTTAATGCGCTTAGAACTTGGACAGTTGCACTAGGCGCAGCCGCTGGGAAACATACTGCGGAAGATATGGCCCAATTGTTACATGATAGTGGTGGTACTAACAAAAGAGCCATTTGGGAACTTGAAAGAATGGGGATTAAAGGTGCGGATGTACTTAAACAGAAAGGTCAACTAACTCAAGATCAATTACAAAAGGCAGTGTTTCACTTTGTAGATAATAAAGTCTTCCTTGATAACAGACTTAACCGTGCCTATTACGCACGTGCGAATGTTTATACAAGAATGGGATTAATGTTCCATTCTTATGTTGCTCGTCAAGGACAGTTTCTTAGGGATGAATTAGTCAAGATGTATCAAATAGGAGTTAAAGGCGGGGATATTAGTTTAATCGCTCAAACTTTAGCCACGATGGGAGTTGTATTCCCACTCGTTGGTCACGGATTGAAGTATATGGAAATGGCTGGCCGAGGACAGTTTCAGGAAATTAAACCAGAAGCAAATGAAGATTGGAAGAGGTTACGTGGTGAAGAAGGAGTTCCGACTCAAGTATATACTCTTCTCGATGGTTATGCTCATATGGCAGCTTGGGGAGTTGCTTCGAGTTATGTACGGGGAGCAACTCGTACACAATTGGCTAGTGCTCTAATCGGGCCCATTGGTAACATGGGAGTCAGAGTTGGAGAGGATTCAGCTAAATTAGCTTTTGGTAAAACTCATCCCTGGAAGCCATTAACTCGGGATGTAATAGAAGACTCTCCATTAAGTTATGATAATCTTGGAAAAATGATCGTGCATCAATTACTGCCTACTACGAAAGAAGAAAAGTCAAGACACCCAAGTGGTAAGTTGAAATCATTTAAACGTGGTAAGGGTTTAAAACAGATTCACTAAAATAGAAAGAGGAGCGCAATGAAGAAATTTATTCTAGGTTTGATTCTTGTACTTTCGGTATCGGTTGCAAAGGCACAGACATATGGTTTTAGTGGTGCATGTGGTACTACTCAATATGGAACAACTTGTCTTGCTACTAATGTAACTGACTGGCAAGGTAATCTTTACGAACAGTTAGCACTTCAATTTGGTAGTGATGGTGCTGTTACTTTGTGGCAGTATGATCCACAAGGACAAAACGGATTCTCTCTCAATGTAACCGAATTTGAATCTCCAGCTTTTGAAATTGGAGCTACTAACACAGGGTCTTTTCCTGGTGGGACTATTACTTGGTACGGTTACCAAGTTAAATGTGGTGGTTACAAAGGGTCAGTTCGTTATTGTAAGCGATTCTTTGGAACTATTACTTTCGATCCAACTGCATCTTAAAAGGAGTTTAAAATGGCCGGACAATCAGCAATGAAAACACGGAAGGAAATTGTAGCGGATATTAAGAAAGTTGAACACTGTGATGAACGTGGGGCGACTGGTAGTGATCCTCATGGTCATGATCATTACAACGCACATGGAACTAAGCACGATGGTCATGGAATGTCGAAAATCAAGAAAGGTAGTTACTAAGTGAAAATAGCTCTCTCAAGTTATTCCGGGTATGGGGCGTGGTTTGCTTTAAGACTTCAACTTGAAGGACATAAAGTAGACTATTATCTATCATTACCTCAATACCAGGATATCTTGGGAGGGCTAGTTTCGCCTAAAATTGTGAAGTTGGATCATCGCAGGAATGAGGTTGGGTTTCCTGAATATAAGAAATATGATCTAAGTTTATTTGATTTAACTGGTCGTAAGTTCCAAGCGAATCATTCTCTTAAACAATGTCCCACAATTGGTGATGGTATTTGGCATTGTATTATGGAAGATGATCGTATGCAGGGAATTAAAATGATGGAAGCGGCTAATGTAAACGTTCCGCCATATGAAGAGTTTGCGGATGTAAATGCTGCGAAATCATTTATTAAGAAGACAGATAAACGCTATGTCTATAAACCAAATGGTGGTCAAGATCAAGATGCAGCGACTACATATGTAAGTAAGAGCGCTGAAGATTTACTTCAAGTTATTGATAAAGTATTCGCCTCAAGTAAAGGTACTCCCTTTGTATTACAAGAATTTATCGAAGGAACTGAGTGTAGTGTTGAAGGTTGGTTTAATGGTCAAGATTTTTATTGTCTCAATTGCACTATAGAAGACAAGAAATTTATGTGTGATAATATTGGTCCCAACACTGGGTGTAGTGGTAATCTCGTGTTTACTTTGGGATCAAAAGCACGTATCTTCGTTGAAGGTTTAGAAAAGTGCAAGAATGTTCTAGCGTCGATAGGTTTTCAGGGAATGATTGATCTTAACTCTATCCTAACTGAGACTCAACTATATGGCCTTGAATGGACTCCTCGCTTTGGCTACGATGCTTCTGCTACCTTGGCTTGCATGTATGGTGGTGATTATGGAGAGTTACTTCGTAGAACAGCATCAGGTGAAGTACCTGAACAGTCATGGAAAGCTGAGTTTGGAGCGTCGGTTAGAATTACTATCCCACCTTATCCAACAGAGATAAGATTACCGAAGTTACAGGGAGTACCGATTGAAGGGATTGATTTGAATGATCCAGAAGAAATGCTCAAGACTTATATGTACGATGTGAAAGTTAGTAAAAAAGACCATCTTGAATGCGCTGGTGTTAATGGTTTACTTTTGTGCCCGATTGAAACTGGTTCCTCCTCGACTGAGGCTTTCCAGAAACTTAAAGCTCGTGTGAAAAAGATTCAAGTCCCTGATATGCAATATCGGTCGGATATTCAGAAATCAACTCTGGAACGTTATATGAAACTTGATGAACAAGGATGGTTTTCTAATGGCTAAAAATCAAAGATTACTGATTGGTTGCCAACTTAATTACTTTATCGAAGATGAGCTAGATTTTACTTACTGGTGGGTGTAAAATGCTAAAATTTAGGATAATCTGTCTATTGGTTATAACTTTTTGCTTCTTACCACTTGCTCATTGCGTTGCTCCATTTACAACGGTTACAGCAACAGTTACTGATTCCGATGGACAAGCATGGATTAATTGTAGTTGGAGTGTTACATTTATTCCTAGCGCAGCTTATCCAAATGCATCTACTTATAACTATAATGGAGTAAGTTTTACATCACCTACTTATAATAGTTATCTACAACAAAATGGTAGTTGTGATGGTACTGGAAGTTTCTCTGTTACACTTTTAGATAATGTAGCTTCAAGTCCATTTGGAGGAACTTGGCGTTTTACAATTAAGCCAAATGCTTCAGTTGCTGCTACTGTTTATAATAGTTTGGCAGTAAGTGGTACAAGTGTTAATCTTAGCTCCTTTCTAAGTACTAACTCAATCGCACCACGATTTTCAGCATCACGAAGTGCTGATGCTTATGGTTATAGTGATACTGAAGTAAGTCCAACTCCCGTACCTGGTGGTCAGTATTTTAATGTGATAACTGCAACTACAAGACAATGGACAGGTACGATTTGGCAGTCAATTATTGGAGGTACTGGAGCATATTTACCAATCGGTGGTGGTACTTTACTTGGTCCGTTAACTTTAAATGGTGATCCAACAACTTCATTACAGGCAGCTACTAAACACTATGTAGATACTCAAAATGCACTATATGCACTTCTTTCAGGTGCAAATTTTAGTGGTGCAGTTAATACTTTAACTACATTGAATAATTCAATAATTATTCAAGCTATTGCAGGTGATGTAGCGGTTCCTATAAATAATGCGATAGTTTCTTGTTCTATACCATGTACAATAGTAGTACCACCTAGTCCTAGTGCATATACAATAAGCACACCTATCTTAGTAAGGTTTAAAACAGGAATTAAACTAAGATGTGATACATCACAACCATTGACAGTAACTTATACGACTCCAGGAACAGATCCTGATAGTGGTTTATATGGAACTTTAGATGTATCACACTCACCGAATTTTGAAATGTCAGGATGTAATATAGCAGCAGGTACACTTAGTAATATCGGTGTTAATATGATACATTTATTTGCTGATACCGCTGCTAGTGTACATAATTTTACTTTATCAACTACTTATAGTCCTACTATAAGTGGAATACTTGGAGTAAGAGTTGAATCTGCGACGGCTACGATTACTAATTCGGCATTAACTAGTAATGTTATAACTATAACAGCTAGTAATCTATTTTTCCCAGGACAGACAGTTATCGTAACTGGTTCTACTAATCTTCCATTCATTAATGGAATCCCATTAACTGTAACTTCTGGAGTTCCTGGTGTACCTGCGTCAACATTTACAGCTAATTTTACTCATGCAAATGTTGCTAGTGCCGTTGATACTGGAGCCGTTGGTGATCCTTCATCAACTGGGGATGAGATTTACTCAGGGACATTAACTAATATTCCCTATATAGCGGTATCCACGGGAGATTATGGAAATAATATTAATTTTCATGATTTAGTTATTAATCATCCAGGACAATGTTTTGATTTCAATGGTTCTGGGAATGGCCAAGATTCAAATCAAATTATCTATAGTCGAAATACTTGCCTAGGAACCGGTGATGGTTTTGGTTTTAGTTTTGTTGAGTCAGCGGCTAATATTATCATATCTGACAATGTATTTTATCAAATAGGTGGCGCAGGAACTGGAGAATCTGTAATTGAGAGTCATTGTATAACTAATTGTGCTGGACAATTTGAACCAGTTTTAATTGCTAATAATATGTTTCAGGGAACTCCAACCACCTGGTATGGAGTTCATGTATTCCAAAATGCAAGCGGAACACAAATTAATAATAACAGCTTTATTGGTATGGGCCGAGATGCAGTTGAATTAGATACTGGCGGAGGTACACCTCCTAATACTTCAATTAATAATAACTTCATGTTTAATAATGGATCTTCATGGACTGCTGCTACGATTACAAACGACTCATGGATATCTAATGTTGGTGCTTTTACAGCAACGAATACTTATTTTGTAGGTGAGAATCTTGTATTCTCTGGACTTACTAATCTTTCATTTCTTAATGGTTTAACATTAACTGTTACAGTAGCTTCTGGCAGTAGTTTTTCGGTAACAAGCGCAGCAGTAACACATGGAAATGTAAGTGCCGCAGCAGATTCTGGAACTATCACTAGTGGATTTTGTGGTGTGAGATTGAAAGGTGCAGTTTCTTTTGCTAATATAAATTCTAATTATTCAACAACGGGATCATCTACACAACCTTATATTATTTGTGGGGATGCTAATTCAGGTATATTCCAAATAGGAGCAATGGGAAATCAAGGACTTATCAATCTTCCTACTGGTCCAGGTACTAATAGTGCTTTTGGAACTAATGATGAGAATAATATTACAATAAGAAGTACAATTATTTCTGGTAGCAATAGTGTTCCGGTCACAGGAAGTCCCACTGTTGGGCAGGCTTCATGTATTAAATCTAGTGGTCCACCTATAGTTATTGGTTATTGTTCTACAGTAGTAGGCGCTGGAGGCGCATGTACATGCAATTAAGAAAATGGTTTATTGGATTTTTGGGTGTAGTTGGTTTAGTTATACCTTTAGCTGCGCAAACTACTACTATTACTGCAACTATAACTGATAGTGATTCTCAAGTATGGTCTGGAATGAAGTGGCGTGTTACATTTGTACCCAATCCTAGTTATCCAAATTTAAATAATTACGTAATTGCATCTACAGGCGCTCCAATTAATCGAAGCATTGCTAATCCCGATCCTGGAGTTGCTGATGGAACAGGGACGTTTAGTGTAACTGTATATGATAACACAGCAATTCAACCTGCTGGATCGTCTTATACATTTACACTTTGTGCTAAAACAGTTGCTCCTTGTTCAGTAATTTCAAACATTAGTGTTAATGGAGCAACTGAAAATCTAAGTTCAACACTTAGTTCTTTAGTAACTACTCCTAGATTTGCAGCGGTTAGTGGAGCTTATGGTTATAATGATACTGAAGTATTTCCCACTCCCCTTCCGGGAGGGAGATATTTTAATGTCGTTTCTAACGTAACCCGTGAATGGAATGGAACTACTTGGCAAACACTTGGGCCGGGTGGTGGTCCACCTTGTGCCACTAATACCACTGTACAGATTAGTACTAGCGGTGCCTTGAATTGTGATCCTAATATTACAATTAATACCACTACTCATACTCAAGATATTGCGACTGGTAGTAATGGAGCTTATACAGCTCCATTTATTGGTGGAATTGGATATGCAACTCACTTCGGAGATGGTGCTACGAATGGTATTTTACAATGTTTTAACAACGCTTCAACGTGTATAGCCGATCCAACTTATGCGATTACGGAACAATATACTCCGTCAACATTACCTTGTAATTTTTGCAACTTTCAGGATTATAGACAGCAGCGATGGACAAATTACTATCATAACTGGTTGGATACACCGCTATTCGGAGATCCACGCTCTTCTGCAATCAATTTGGGGTTTTTGGTCGATCAGAATCCTTCAACGCAACCTGCTGCTCAATCCACGTCTAAATATGGCGTTTCTCTGATCTTCACCGACAACAACCCTGGCTGGAACGTCGGCAATCCACCTGGAGCCCCGAAGGGTGGCTGGTACGTTCCAGTCCCCCTTTTTATCAATCACACGATTCGCGGCGCGACTCTCGCGGAGTCGATCGGTCTCGTCCAGACCAAATACAGTGAAGGGGATAACGCGCCGATTTACCCGAACGTGTACGGACGCGGCGGACAAGTGGACGCCTCTGGAGAGGGAGCCAAGGCGCTTGCTGATGGAACAACTGAATTAACAACTCCATATCTAGGAACTGCTGTCACAGGTGGGACTCTGACCAGTCCAACTACGATTAAGACTACCATCGGTGCGAACGGTGCAGTTATGGGTGACGGCCTGCCGATAATCGACACGACCGCAGGTCCAGTTTATTCAGGACACTTCACGAACATCGACAATAGCGGCTGCGGTGGGGGATGCTCTAATATTACTGTAGACTTCACAGTCCCCATAAGTAACGCTATTGGGTCATTAGTAGGTGAATGCGCGCCTAATCCAATTATTACGGTCTACCCCTTCACTCAGACGATCACATGCAATGTAAACATAAGTAGCGGAACTCCTGTTGTCGGTGTGGCGTCCACGCTTACCGGAATCGCCTGTATTGGCGGGACTACATATGAATGCACCTACCCGACCGTGGTGGCATTTGTTAGCGGTACAACATGGGCGATTACTATGCCTATCCATAAGCCGCACGGAACAGGTTCAGTTTTTGAACAGGGCGGGGCTGCTGGATTAGCTTGGGATGCTACTGATTATAGGGGTATAGTCTCATCTAACCTTAGATATCTTCAATATGTTGTCGGTTCAACCACAGCAAATATAGTTCAGGTTGTCTCTTTAGCTGGCAATGGAACGCAGGTTTCAAAGAATGGTGCACCGGATTATCAATTTATAAACCTTTCCAATATTTCCAATTCAGCCGCGACGCCCACTTTGATAAATGCAACTTATGTAGTTACAGGTAGTACGCTCAATGCTCCCATCTCTCGAAATAAGAGTCCGTGGAAAATATCCGGAAGTTCAGATTCAGCATTTAATACCACTTGCACTAACGGAGTGTGGCTTAGCCCCGTACAATTTCAATGTACTATTGCAGGGCTTACCGGTTCACACACGGCTGCGACGGCTACGGCGTCTCCTGGGAATAACGATGTTGCTATATACGGCACTGCCGATGTTTGGGATGTACAAGATTACATTCAGGGTGCTTCAAATTGTGTTCTGCCTACGATTGCGCCTTGCGTAGATGGAACTCTAGTCCCAAACCCAAGCAACACGCTCGTCGTTCACAATGGTGACACCATTGAACAGCCCAATCATCAATCAGCAATCTTCACTGGCTTTTCAACATTTGTAATAAATCATAATCCTTGGGCATTCGGTAATGGAGTTGTTATTACCGCCAATGGTCTTACTGGCGGTAATAATTCAGTTTCCTCTAATGCGTTTGTAAAGATTAATGCCCTAGGCGGTGGTGATACCACATATGTTGGAGGAGGCGGTAACACTGTTAACCCAGCTAATATTTTAAACGAACAGGGCCCGTATTCGTATGGATATGTTCATAGTGAAGGTCCGAGCGCGTCTGGAGGATCACTTATCTATTCATTCACTACTGCTGCCCAACAAGCCGATCCAAACTATATATTTGGTGAAATCTTCACGCAGGGTAATGGTGGTAACTTTTCGTTAACCTATGCTCCGCATTCAAATAATATTGTTATGAGTGGTGGAGCCATTCGCTTACTTGGTTCTAATACTATTTTAGATGGTCCACTAAGTAAGACTTCAGCTAGCGATAATTTCCAAGGCCTAGCCTTAACAGTTCCCGTCAATGGGACTCCAGTAAAGATGATTGGAGGAGGAACGTTCCCTGATGCAACTCAGGAATGTTTTAGAGTATATGCTAAAAATACTGCTGGTAGTGGCGTGGCTAGTGCAGAAACATGCATAACCACTGACAGCAGTGGACTAAATACCAACTCAATCCTATGGTCATGGAGCCGTATTCCTGGGGCCACACAATATATTATTTGCAGAGGTGCGACTGGTGCAGAAGGTTTTATTACCACAATAAATGGAGTGGATGTCTTAACCTACTTGGACAATAACAGCATTACTCCTAGCGGTAACTGTACTCAGGCAGATAGTTCATTGCCTAATATGGGACCGTTTAATAGTTATATACTTCAAGGCTCAACATCGAAGACAAATGTAACATTGAAAGCCAACGCAGCACAAGGCACTCAAATAGTTACACTCCCATCTTTACCTTGCGCTGCTAACCAAACATGGAGCGATAATGGGAGTGGAGTTTATAGTTGTGTTAGTTTGGGTACATTTTATCCCGCTCAAACAGCAACGTGCACACCTGGAACTAATGTAACTTCCTGTACCTGCGCTACAGCTACATGCACATCAAATCGAGGGAGTTATACAATCGTAGGCGGAACAGCAACAACTGGAACTATCGCAACTTTAAGTTGGACCGCAGTTGCGGCTGCTCCAGTTTGTACAACTAGTGAAAATGGTGGAGTGGGATTTTTAGGAATTGGACATAGTGTGGCAACGACCACTGGCATGAATATTACCGCCGGAGTGGCCGTTACCGGACTTACTATTACTGTGGATTATAATTGTGTACCGTAAATAGAAATACCCACCTAAGTTTTATTTTAGGTGGGTATTTCATTGTCCAGCGAAATCATGCCGCCTGCAATACTGGACTTATGCAGCGCGGATCAATCTGAGCGTGGAAATGCGTCAGGATGCTCGACGATAAATCCATGTGCAATCTTGGTGATGACTTTTGGGCACATGCCTTCTCCAAGTTCACCAATAGACCAACTGCTATCATCACACTCACGAACCAAATTTTGTACATATTCAGTCGTGATACCTTCCGACTTCTGCTCGATTGGTTTGTCAATGGCTTCACCTTCTCCCCTGCGCGGTTGCGCCGTAAATAAATTTTAGTAGTTATTTGATTCAAAATCAATAAAATCCTTCGACTCACATCCCTTACCAAAAATAACTGCGAGTGGCTCTGTCACTCGCATTATTTTTAGTTTAACGTTTCCTTTCATTGGGAGGAAAGTACCGACGTGGGGGCCGAATATAACTCTAGCTCCTAAACGAATAGGAATTTTAGTTAATTCTTCTTCTAGTCTTATTTTTTCCTGCTGTCCAACTTCAGTCAAATATCTATCTTTAGTAGGTTCAAATTGATAGAAATCAAGTTGTCGTTGTATATGCATCGCAGGACAAAGTGGTCCCATCGAAACAACAACCCCTGTAGTTGGAAGTGTGCGCGCTGATTGCGGGATTTCTATAATTAACTTTTGGCCCTTACATACGGGACACACAAGTTGTTTTTTGCCTTCACAAGTTGTACAGTTTGAGTCAAATCTATTCTTTCCAGTTCCTTCGCAAGAAGTACAAGTAACAAACCCCGTCTCGTTACAATCTTTACATTCGTAACCACTCTTATAGTTATCATGTAAGACTATAATCTTATCCTCAATTGCCATTAGTGATATATCGAGATTCACTAATTCTACGACATTGACATTGTTGATGTTGACTTCCATTTAAGGTATCACCTTTCCATTTCCATTCACTGGATTAAAATTCAAACTCGTCGCACTTGTTGATACTGTTGGTTTCGATGAACTCTTCCGATGTTTAATCATATATCGATTCCCAATATTCGTATACTCCATCACTCCAATATCCTTAAGAATCGACAATACCCGATCTAAATCATCCGGACTACAATGACGATGATTATTCGCAAGTATCTCGCTTCTTGTTGTCATTCCCTTCCGCTCAATATAATCCTGAATCTTTCCAGTTACCGCTGCTAAGTTTGAATCCCCCACTCCACGAAATGCTTTGTCAAGGTTCTGAAGTACGTGCCTCAAACAAGTTATAGCATTGATCATGTGAATGTCGGATACAACTAAGTCGTCACGCTCAGCTGCACTAAAAATCATAGCTAACTTTAAAACATGTACATGGTAACGCCGTTTAAAATGTGCAACTACATCTGAATCGTTGTCTTCGATTACAGTGTTGCGATAAAACTTCTCGAACTCGTATCGTGCATTTTGATCGATTGTTACTTTTCCTTGGAGGTTTGATATTGTAACGAGATCATCTTTTAACGCTTGGTCTGGAATCCACTCTTTTGGCCAACTTATACTTTTCGATTTTTGATCTGCGAAAACAAAGATAGCGCGAGCTGTAAAGCCTCCATTAATACTTGCCGTTGCATCTTTATTGAGTTTTCTGATGTAATCTGGTACGCATCCAGCAATAAGAGATGTGCACAAACCTTTGACAAAGACCGATCCGTTATTTTTGGTATCGTAGTCATACTCCCCTCGATCCCACATCTCACATAGAAATGGAAGCATCCAATCACTTCCACCAATTAAGATTGGCAACTCCATGCTAAAGAGAGTGGTTGATGTATCCTTCGCTACTGTTAAATTCCCGTTTGTTCCAATTTTGATCGAACTTCCCGCAACTGGAAATCCTCCGGCCATTTTTTCGAGGATTTTTGGAGCTGTAATTCTGTCAGAGATAACGTTAGCAAGTCCAAGTTCTCGAACGATATTGTAAACTGGGTGTATTGATTCTCCTTTTCCAATCCCTGGTGGTCCAGTGAGGATAATGTACTGGTTAGGAAAGATTTTAAAACTTCCGTGTTTATGGTAAATCTTATTCTTGAGCACCGCCCCAATCGCTGAGATCGCAGCCCAAATACAGTACTGTCTTGGAGCTTCAGTATGTGCATCGAATCCCTCCGAGTACTCTAATATCCAATTCTTTTTGCATTTTCTTGTAGAGCCCACATTTATGCCCCGATCGACGAAGCTAAGTCTTGAAGAGTTTGTTGCTGTCTTTTTTCATTTTCTTTTTCGATTTCTTCTTCTCTTATCAGCAAGATTTTCTTGTATGCTTCTAATACGCCATCGTAGCTCAGATCTTTAATCTTCACAGTCTCATTAAAATCAAATCCCAACTCAGCTTCAATCGGAATATTAACTACGATCCCATTATGGAATCTAATTTCTCGATCAAAAGCCAATACTGTACGTGAGAGATTTTCCCAAATGCTAGCAGGGTCCAATACGATGTCTTGAACGATTGAATCATGGCCTTCTTGTACAACCTGCTGACAGTTAGCCATTTCCAAGCAACTAATAGCGAAGCCGGTATTATCCCCAACGACAGACTGAGGAATATAGGCATAGGCTTCATTAAATATCTTATAGTTAGAGTCATTAGGACGTAAGCCGAGAAACTGACGTTCGCGACCAAAAGGAGTTCTAAGTATTCTCGATGTGTTGATTTGGTCTTTAACATATTTATGAAACACTCCATCAATTTCGGGTTCAAGAAGATTTAACTTCGCCAACAATGCCGCACAAACTTCCGGTTTTATTGAATGACCTTCCTGCGCAAGTGAATCCGACATTCTCCGTTCACGCATACCGTAGTTATTAGCGTGCCCTGTTTTCTTTCCGAGGTAATACTCAAGCGAATCTTTCCATTGTTTCTCAGTTCTGGAAGATTCTGGAATGCCGAAGATTGAACTAGCTCTACGAATATGGCGGTTAACTCCGAGTAGCATTTCATTAATAGCTCTCATATTAGCCGAAAGAGCACTAACGGGCCACTCTTCCGCGCTTTTTTGATCTACCATCAAAAATATATTCCCTGGTCTAGCAACTAAACATCTCCGAAATGTTTTTGCGAGTTTTCCATGTTTAGGAAAGTTCTGCGCATTATTCCCATAACCGAATGTATGTTTTCTTGAACTACGGCGTCCAGAAGTTGTTCCTGCCGCGTTATAATTAGAGAGATAGAGCAAATTGCCCGAAGTATTTCGGTACAATCTACAATTGAAATAACTGCTTTTAAGTTTCCCAAGTTCCCGTACTTGCAATATTGCTCGTATTGCTGGATCGCCTCCGCTATAGTTGAATTGGTTTGCGACAAGCATTTTTTGGAGCGCAAGCTCTCCAGTTGAGTATTTTGATTCATAATCACCTTCTTCGTTCTTTTTAGCGATTTTCGGGACTTTGTAACCGAGATCTTGGAGCTTCTTGAGGAGCTGTTTTTCTCCCTGTGTGGCGTTTAGGTTAACTTCGCCTTCTGAGTTATCTTTATTGTCTGCACCAATAAACACATGACAACCCCATTGGTCTGATGCAATTTTAAGATTCCGTGTTATTTCTTGATCGATAAAAATCCGTGCTTCTTTATGTCTTTCAGGATCAATACAAATACCTCGCGCATCTATCTTGTGATAGATGGCTTGGAGTTTGTGAAGATAACTATTTGTTATTCTGCTTTCCATTCACTTTTTCCAGCTCCTCCAACCTTTGTTCAGTTAATTGGTGATAACTAAGAAGATTCTGACCTGCGGATCGGAGCATTGAGGTTACGTTATTCTGAAGTTGAATTGTCGGCTGGTTCGATATGTAATCCAACTGTAGAAGAATCTGCCTAAAATATCTCCCTCTTTCTTCTTTCAAGTCTTTCGGTAACAAAACATCTTGCTTTTGCGGATTCGACTCCGATTCGACAGAATTGTTTGATACAGTCATTATAACTCCGTGTGTTGTATTCGATGTGGGTGTCATATACTCTGTAGACAGAGTAATGGCCAAAACATATGAGTGCATATGCGTTTAGTTTTTGTTGGATGTTCATTTACTTCTCAATAAATTATTATAACGATTAGTATTTTTTCTACATATCTTACATTGTCGGCATCCAGTTTTCTTTGCAATGTAAGTATTTTCTATAGTATATTCATGTCCTTGTGGACAATGAGTTTTATTTTTCCACATTAAACTTATATGAGTACCTGCTTCAATATCGTCTCTTACGTTATCTTTTTGAGTACCAGCGTATAAATGCTCAGGATTAAAACAATGTCTATTTTTACATTCATTTCTATGACAAACATTAAGATATTCTTTAAATTCTTTAGATCTAAATATTCTAAATGCTAATCGATGAACCTCGCAATGAGTATTTTCAAAATGAATTGTACCGTAACCTTTATTATTTATATATCCTTGCCATAACCAACAATTATTATTAATTAATCTTTTACTCAATAATCTTTCTTTATAAATTTCTAAATTAACCATGGTCTATCTTTAAACTCCTCCTCTTGTTTTAAAAAGATTTCATAAGTAACTGTTACATCTAAACAGTTATAATGCTTCAATTGTTTCATATTCTTAATTGACCAACCATGTGCTTCATCCTTATAGTAAGGTTGTCGAGTATATTGTCGTGTTTGGAATTGTAAAGCATGTTTCAGTTCCGGCCACAAAATATGGTGACGAATTAAAGTATCATAGATATTCTCAAATGGTATATCAAAACCATAAGCTTCAAATCTCGATAAATCAAAATTAAAAAAATTTTGACCTATAATTAATTTATCATGCAGAAGCTTATCTAATCTTTGCCACATATCTAGTGTTTCGGTTTTATCTTTTCTATATAATTCAAAAGAAATTCCAAAATCTGGACCATCTGCTAAACCTACAGTAACAACTTCGCCTGGATGAGGCCAGTATATTGATTTTTTACTCGGATAAATAGTTTCAATATCTGTAGATAGATATTGTGCTTGTTCAAATCTTTTGAAACACTGTAATAGTTTATCATAATCGTCAAAATCAATTTCTAAATTTCTAATGGGCAACGCCTCTAGATTTCCATATCTTTTAAAATAATCAAGCTCACTTTTAGCTTTGCCTAGGTCTAGAGACACTATAATATCTCTCATACTCCAATCTTTTGCTATATTATGTGGAGAATAAGTTGGTATTATATAATGTGAATAATTTAATTTAGGCGATATTAAAAGTGATCCTGCTATTTTTTCAATATCTGAAGTATGTTCTTCATCAGTTTTAGCGCCTTTGATTACTTTCTTTTCGAGTTCTTTACAGAAATGCTTCCCAGCTTCTTCAAGGGTTATGATTATTGGGGGCTTAAAGTAGTTTAGGTCGTTTTCGAGAATTGCAAACGTTGAACGATTAGTCAATTCAGGGCGACGAGAACATACGTAATAATCAGTCAGCCCTGCTTCAAGCATCATTTTGTGAAAGATGAAACCGTAGGAACCTGAGAAGCAGTAGCCTTTGTCTTTGTCTTGTTCGTATGGTTGTTCTATGATTACCCAAACCGGAGCACTTGGGCTTCCTTTTGGATTTATTGATGATTGATGGACTATTGATGGAGTGGCCATAGGATTAGATTGAAATAACTAAAATCATTACAATTAACAACAACGACCCCGCTATCGTACCTACTGCTAGTTTTAACATTAGTTGTTCGTTCATTTTGGCTCCTTCTTCTCCAGTGCGTCGGCGATGCGGATCAGCTCGCCGTATGCTTCGTCAAACTCAGCAAGCTGCTGCCGTATAATCCAACCGCTGCGTATCTCGCCAATGGCGTTACGCTGCCGCTGCACCAACTCCCGCAGCTTCTGGTTTTCGGCCTGCAAGTCTGTAACCTTCTTCATAGTCATTTCTTGAAGAATCCGGCGTTGCTCACGAACAACGCTAACTATATGCTGGAACTCCGCGATGGTCTTATCCCGCTCGCGCAGGGACTGTTCGAGGGCGGCGTAATCTTCGTGCGATACGAACACATCGCTGCCACCCACAGTGGGAAAGATATACTTGAGACCCGCGCCCTTCTGCTCGTCGCTCATTTTACACTCTCACTTTCCCAATAAATCTCCTGTTTCCAACAATACCCATGATACTCACTCATATGCTCCTCACAACAATCATGATGATCAAAAGGATGATCGATAGAAAAATGTAAGCGCCACCGAGCGTTAACTTGGCAGCGCTTACCGTTTGAATTAGTAAAGTTACAAGTCAAACTGTTCATTAATTACTCAGCAATTGATTTTGCAAGATGTTCTTCTCTAGCTTTTACATAACCTTCAAGTTCTACCATTTCACACTTACAAAGTTGTACTCCGGGTGCAATTTGTGTACCATTACCAAAATCAAGATAAGCCTTTTCAATATCAAGTTTATTAATATCTCGATACTCATCGACTGTATCTTTCTTCTTGGTCTGGATTTTAATTAGAGAGTAGATTCTTGAATTTTCAAAAATATACTCTCCATCTTCAAGAGTTACAATGATTTTATCCATATCGTGACACGCAGGAAGTTGAGAATCGATTGGATGATCGTCATAATGAAAAATTTGCTTAAGCATCTAATCTATCCCTTCCTCTTCATATCCTTCGAGTGTGTGATCTTCGGGAACTTTGTAGCACAATCAGGAACAGAACAAATAAACTGCCGCAGTTCTTGACTTGGTTTACTCTTATACTCCCCAACCGAAACTTCCCACTGTGCAACCTTCGACGTTAGCGGGCCAGCATATCTCCAAGTCGTAGGATCATCTTGACGGAAAATTGTTGGATCAGCGTCGAAAATCCCCGGAATCGAAGGTTCTGGACCAAGTTGATCGTCCATTTCCAATCCAAAACTATGTACAAAATCATTCCAAATCCAGCGCGCTCCTTCGTTTAGTGGTGCGAAAAGAAACCGATCCGTTTCAAATTCTGGATGACCAAGGATCTTGACTTTGGCGTTTAGGTTAATTGAGTGATTCCCAGTGATCTGATTCGCTTCTTTGCTTAGTTTCGGGTTAAATGTGAGAAACAATACTTCGTAAATGCCTGAAGAAACTGGTTGGATTCCTTCAAGCTGTTCCGCGGATACTCCCATTTTGAATGCCATTTTATTTAGTTGTCCTTTTCTTTGCAGTTTTTGTTTTAGTTGGTGTTTTCTTAACTTTATCCCATGGAATTATCTTTGGTTTTGCTGTTAGTTTATATACATCATTTTTCAACATCTTCTCAGATGTCTGACTAGTAAGTGTCAATGCTTCAGGTTGATACGGTTTAGGTTCAATCCATTCTTCAGAAGTAACAAAATCAACAATTTCTATTCCAAATACAGCAACCACTACTTGCGTTCCGGACCAAGCATAAAATTTATACCCTTGATAAGAATCAAGACCTTCAGCTTTCACATAATGTTGATTTCCATTCTTAAGCCTTACCGTATACATTCTCATTTTTGATTTTGTGTCCTTTGTTTATGTTTCGCTATCAAAGCCATAATATCCGGTTTTTCCGTTGCATCAATCATTAAAGTCGTCGATGCCGTAAATTCATAACAAGCCTTGCAAGTAACAACATAGTTGTTGGAAGCGTCTATCTTAATCCTGTAGACTTCATTAAAAACCGATAAAGTCTTCGCAAGATACTGCGGATCAACGGTATACTGGTCGGTATACTTCGTTGTAGTTGGTGTGGATTCTGTGTAGTCTTTCTCCGGGCGTTCGTGGAATACGAAAATTATGTTACCGAGTTGACTAAATTCTGAGATCAAATACTGTAAGTACCCCACAACTCCATTAACAATATCCCACCCAGCACCAATCTTGAGTGTTCTTGTTGGACTAAGTTTTAATCCACGACCCAATGTTGGGGATTGGGAAATTAACTCGTTCTCCATACACTGCTTTAAAAAAGTGACAGAATCAAACACGAAAGTATCAGGAATAGATTTACCATTCTGTTTAGCATATTTCAGCGTACTCAAATCGCTTTCTATGGTTTTTAACGAAGTTGGCTTACTTTGATCAATATCACGAAGTGTTACGATATTGATGTTAGCTTTGTTTGCGTGTGTTTCAATCGATTCTGCTCGATCATCGAAATCGTAATATTGAATCCGCCCTGGAGCAGTACACGCGAACCATGATTTGCCTGATTTTTGCTTTCCAACAAGCGCTATCTTCAATCGCTGTGTTGCTTGAATTGACGATGCAGGCTTACCACTTAAGCCTGCGAAGGGATTTTCTTCTTTAGCTATAGTTATAGATTCGGTCATTTGATTTAGATTTCGATTGTCTTAATGTAATACTGCTCCGGTTTAAACATCTGATTCTTCTGCGAGTCAATCCAATCCTGTGCGATTTTTTCGGTGAATTTGTTGGTTATGAGTATGTCTTCGTTTTCGTTAAGAGCTTTAACTGCTTTGCGATAGATTAGATAGCGTTTCATGCATGAACATCTTTCATTAACCTCTTCACTGTACCACAAATACAACATACAACGTCTAAATAATGAATACAATCTATAACTGCAAAATTTCTCTTTGCACCACATCCAACGCAACCCATTCCTGGATGTATTTGTTCAGCTCTAGTACATTCTTCAAGATTTGCATGAAGTTTACAAGTCATTGTACCGTCTCCGGTGGTACTTCAGTTTTAATTTCTTCTAACCTTACTTGTTCGTTATAGGTTTGTAGTTGAACCTGAAAATGTCCCTCACAAAGAGTTTGATTGTTTAGGATTCGTGTTACCTTCCGTGGACATTGCATTTGGTTTGGGAGCATTGTGTCACATTTAAAATTGTTATCGGGGAGTACGGATTGGAAGTCAAAAGTGGTCATTATATCTTCTCCGGATTCCAAATTTCTTTTTTCACGAACTGACTTTGAAGCACCAATAACTGTGATTGTGCATCTTTCTGTCGATGTACAGCTTGAAATGCGCAAGTATTGTGCATATAATTGTTACACATCATCGTGTTCCAATTAGGTTTGAGTTCTGGATTAGTTAAAAGTTGGTAGATTCTCGAAACTGTCGAGATCATTCTTAGTCGATAATCTTCCAACTCTGCATCTGACTTATACAAAGGCATACGCTTGAAGCGATCCCCAAGAACTTTCTCGCCTTTAACTTGGATAAAATTCATCCAAATTTTATTGCAAGGTTTACGATCGATTCCTTGGATATTTTCAATTATCTTCTTTGCCGCAAAAACATAACCAGTCATCCCTTCTTGTACTTCATAACTGGCCATTGGATTACCGCCTCTAAAATCACGAGCTGTTTTGTGATCCATCGGTCCTATGGAATGTCCATCATCTACCAAAAGATCAATCTTCCCACTAAGATACAGCCTAAAAGGAGCAAACTCGAAAGCGAGATGATTGTCGAGAAGTGGGACTTCTTTAGACTTACCGAAATACAACTCAGCGCCAATAACTCGAAACCGCTCATTCTCAGCGTTGAAATGTTGTGCGTATTGACATAACATTGCAGCAAAACCACCAAAACCACCCAGTTTAGTATAATCAGGATGCGTACTGTACTCACCATCCATGTCGAGTTTATCCCACTCCGAACGTGCATAAGCACCTGCCCATTGGAAGATATCAAAGCCGGGTTTCTTTCGGTCGAGGTAATATTGTTCGATGCATTTATGAGTTATAATTCCAAAGTCTAAGAACCAGACTCTCCCTGATCCACTCCATCCTTCTACGAACTCATGCCAGAACTTAGCTTCACAAGCGCGGAAAGTTTGCATCATGTGGTTGTCTAAATAGAACTCCGGTGTTCCATTAGCGTCGAGCTTAATCCAATGTAATTTCTCAGCCCAATCAAAGATCATTTCTTCTTTTGTTCTCATCTTTTGCCTTTCTGGTTCGCATCTTTAACTTCATATGTTCTTTCCAACAACATTTGCAACGTCGTACTGTTTGTGTATAGGTATTTTCTTCTGTTCGTTGATGCCCGCATTTAAATGGTGTCTGTTGGTTTATCTTTCGGAACATTAGGATCATCCAGTAGGATCATTAAAGTATCGACTCGGATTTCTAGAACTTGGACTCTTTGTTCGAGAGTTAGTTCGTTGATGGGGAGTTTAAAAAGATCATAACCAAGACCATTTGTCAATCGAGGATTTCTCATTTCTTCCCCGCAATCATTTTAGCTATTTGCTCTAAACTCATCCCACTCTTCAACAACGACTGCAACACCGCAGTAGCGTTAATCTCTGGTGCATTGGGAGTTTTGATCTTGGTTGTACGGGTCTTTTTGGTTATAACCGTCTCGGTAGTTTCAGTTCCAGAAGTAACAGAAGTTGGTGGAACGAATTTCTTCCCGGCGTTACGATGGAAGTGTTCGATTCTTCGCTGGTCACGTTCAAGAATCATCCCATCGTGTATTGCGTGGTGGTATTCGATTGCGACTTCGAGTTCGGCATCGGAGAGATCACGAATTTTACGTTGTACAAAAAGCCAATGCATTCCACCGAGTTTTATGCTTTTAGCTTTTCTCGTTTTCGTTGTAACTGTATCAGTTTCTTCGTTGTAGTGTTCAGTAGTTTTATGGATTGTATCCACCGTCACCGATACATCATGTAAGCAGAAGCAACAAGACTGAGGATCAATACTAGAAGCGAAGTGTATACAAAATGATTCATGGCATCTCTCACAACGAATGATGCCAACTTTTGAAATAAGGTTATCTTCAATACAGACTTCGCATAATTTTCGTTGTTCTTTTGGTGCCTGAGACACCTCGCCCAGTGTACCGCTGTTATCTTCGCTAACAACTTTCGATCCGTTGATGTTAATGTCATCGGACACTTTTACGCACCTTTCTTTAGTTTGAGATTTGTGTTCTTTCTATTAACTTCTTGCATAAACTTCATCTTGACTAATGGAAGTTCATCCTTGAAAAAAGCATCCAAGAGTAATCTTACGAGTACACCGGAGTTTTCTTTGTATGGATGTACTCGTAGCATCATTCGATGGAATGCGTTGATGCGAATTGAGAGAATGTCGGTCTTTTTACTTGGCATGGTTATCGGGGAATTCGATTGCGGGGAGCCAGTACTTAATGTTTAAATCAGACCATTTTTCTATTTGGGTATTGTCCATGAATACTACTTTTAAAGTATTTGAAAATTGTGAAGCCTCTAACTGTACTATTGAAGGCGCATATCCTTCTTCCTTAAAGAAATAAAACCCCGGTTCTTTTGGTATTTCTTTTGTCCACATGGTAGTCTTGGTCCTTAGATAATTTGTTAGCGGTTGGGACAGGGGGTGCTACTCTCCCTAGGGTACAGGGGGTATACCCCCTTGTCAAGTGTCTTGTAAGGTCTTTCTCTGCTATCAGATACCCCCGTCACTGAGCCTAGGATGCCCTAGGACGGGTCGATAGGGCGAGGATGGCTCCTAATGCGTCTACGCGCTGTAGACACCCTACGAAGCGCTGAAGGCCAAAATTCACTTATTTATTTGTTCTCTCTGAAATCTAAAACTTTCCCTAATATATTCATGCTGACTCAAAACTAACCCAATATCCTCCATCGTTACGAATGATCCGTGGGCACGGATAGTGGTACTTGATTGAGCAGTTCTGTATAAGTAATCACCCTTTCCAAGCAACGATTCAGCTCCGATTTCGTCCAATATAACTCGTGAATCAAATCCTGTGGGAAGCCTGAAACTGATTCTTGTTGGGAAGTTTGTTTTAATATCACCATCGATAACTTTGATTGAAGGTCTTTGAGTTGCCGCGATAATATGGATACCTGAAGCTCTACTGATTTGTGCCAAAGATTTAATCGAATCGCTAATTCTGATTCTTCGACTATCTTTATCTTCTGTTTTGGCATTTTCCTTATCTTGTCCAATAACATCAGCGAGTTCGTCAATTACAAGAACATAATATGGAAACTGCTTTCCATACCCCATCGAGTTCCACTCACCGATATTACGACAAATTCCTTTCATAGTTTCTGTTCGTTTACGTACTTCGCGCAATAGCGCATCCATTACATCGTAAAGTTGGTCGATCTTATCGACCATCTCTGTTACGTGATCGAGTGAAGAAAACAGTGTGAGATCAAGTTGTTTCGTGTCCACCAAGATTAACTTTAATTCGTCGGGACTTCGTTGTACTGCCAAACTTGTGATGAGCTGGGAAAGAAAAACAGACTTCCCACTGCCAGTACTCCCAGCGATAAGAATATGGGGTTGTGTAGCCAAGTCAAGAGTGAAATTATTACCTGTGGGTGTTTGACCCATGAGTAAGGGAAGTTTTGCCAAATTAGCCGAAGGATCAGTTGATAACCACTGCAAACAGGAATCGAATTTAATCGTAGTGCGAACGCGATTGGGTACGGAAATTGAGATTTCATCTAGTTGCCTTTGGATTATCAGGGATTCAACACCCACGCAGAGGGCAAGGTCTTCGGTTTTAGTCATAATCTTGTTTAGCTGAGATGTTGGAGTTGGCTTAAAGTAATATTGCGTAATAATGGGACCAGTCTCGACGTGAGTGAATTTAGCGTAGAAAGAGAGTGATCCCATTTTAAGAGAAAGAGCTGTTATTGTTGATTGTTGTTCGGGAGTAAGTTGTGAAAGCTCCATGTTACTCCTGTACCATCTTATTCAATTCCTCAACTTCTTTTTGCTTTTCGATTTCTTTCTTGGCGAAAAGGCCAAAAATAGAAGCATCTATCGCGAAATTAAGAAGCATGTTTGTAGAGTTTGATAGTAGTACCCATGCCAAAATTGAAACATCTGGACGTTCATATTTATTAGCTTCCGGATCAATATAATCCGCACCAACTGTCCAGAGATTTACGATTGCATTGACTACTGCTGAAAAAGCCCAAGCGTGTTTGTCTTGAGCATCAGCGAATTGTTTCTTTTTTATTTCGCGATAGTACATTACTTTATCTACATAGGTTTTATGTAGTTTAGTAATTTCTTCCTGTGTTAAGTTGAATTGGTTATTCTGAAAGTCAAAGGGTTGATTTTTGAAATCATTGAAGTTGGGAGTGGTCATTTTAGTTTCCCATCCTGAAGTTGTTGTCTGACGTTGCCGTCTGAAAGTGCCAAGCGAAGTTTGGGTGCAAGCCACTTAAATGCATCTTTGAAGTTAACTTTGTTCTTGTCGAATACAAGACAGTAACCACCAGTTTTGTCTGCGATTTCTTTCAAAAGACGATAAGCGGGATCGGGGTAGTCGGTGTTGTTTACATAGTGCTGGGTGATATAAACTGTATCCACTGGAATCTTCTGTTCCTGTGCCTGAGTTATAGTTTGGTCTTTCAATTGAAGATCATCTCCATTTGGACTCCCGTCGGAGAATACTATTGCGCGAGTTAGTTTTGGCTGGCATGTTAATGCAGCGCGCAAGGTTGCAAAAAGCGGGGTGCCACCCGTGTCAGTAATTTTAGCTATTTCTTGTGACAAACTTGGAAGATCGATAGTTAAATCCGTCATGATAGCTGGTGCCATCGATTTATTAAAATAACCAGTATCATCATAAACACTCATCGGATGCACAGCACACGCAGTCTCATTCGGGATGCAATTACGCATAAACTCAATACAACCCGCTTTTGCGTCTTCAATCTGCTGTCCGTGCATTGAGCCTGAGTCGTCGAATACAATTCTGAGCCGCTCAGTCGCTTTAGCAGGGTCTTGATTTAGGACAACGGGTGCTTTTTCGATTTTGGATTCACTTTGCGCGAGAGCATCCGGTTTTTCCTGGCGATTTTTCGCCAAGATTGAAGCGAGAGATGTTGGGTTTGATTTTGGCGTGAAGGCCATTTTTAATACTCCTTAAGCTCCTACTAATTTCTTATATTCTGTGTATCGTTGTGTAAATTCCGAAAACTTCGATCCGTCACCGTTGTTAAAGTCGGGGTGGAGTTTGGAGGCTTTTTTCATTATTGCCCGACGATCAGCAAGTTTAAACTCGTCTAGTGATAACTGGAGCATCGTTGCGAGTTGTTTTTCTAAATCATCGAGAGTCCACGTTGAAGCTGTAGTTGTGGGTTGTTGTGTGTTGTAGAAGAAATCTTCGGGTTTCTTGGGAATTTCCTTTGTTGAAGAATCTTCCGTGCCTTTTAACCAATCTTCGAGACTATCGTGCTTAACAACACAGTTAGAACCATTCGATTCAAACAACTTCGCTAATACATCATAACTCGTTGTTGGAATAATCCAAATCTTCGTAGTGGGATCGTATGTACGTTTTGTTGAAGGGATGGTTGTTTTGATCATGGCTACGAAAGTTTTGATGGTTTCGTAGTCGCGAGAAGTTGCGTAGTATTTGTTACGATCGGAGGAAAAGAGAACTCCGGTAACGTTCAAGTTTCCGTTGATTGTTGCATGTTCATAATGCAAGTACAAACGATCACCTCCACTCTTGTTGGTATAGGCGTTCCAAACTGCTTGGCTGTAAGAATTAGCTTGTGGATTACTGTAGAATTTCTGTGAAAATTGTTGTCGTTGTGCATTTGCACCAGTAGCAGTTATATTTGCTGACTAGCTACCAGTTTGAGTTGGTCCATTAGAAGTGTAGTGTTTTACATAAACCACAAATCCACAACCAGTACAGAGTTGTTGTGTAGATATTCCTAGGTAAATCTTGGCTCCACAGTTACCACAACTATACCAACTTGTGTTTGGACCGATAACTTCAGTGCATCTAATATCAACTCTCATTGTCAATTTAGGATCATACACATAAACTTCTACGTAATTTGCCATCTTAATATACTCCTACCAACACTCGCCACTAGCTACGATAGTCATACTTAGTTTTATATGACTTATCCAATCGTATTGAGTGTTGGTAGCAATATACAAAGAAAAGGAAGCGGGTAGTTTGTTGGTCTACCCGCTTCTGTCAGTTACAAATTACTCCGCCCCAACCTCTTCCGCCACCTGCGACTGCAAAGCTCCCGAGTTCATAAGAGCCTGCAAAGTTGCAAGAAGTACGGACTCGTCCATTGTCGGGAATGCAACCTTCAAAGCACGAAGTTGCTTTTCTTGTTCCGTCAAAGAACGACGTTGGGTTGCTTCACGCAAAAGCGGAAGTGTATCAAAAATACCATCAGAAGCTTCTGTCGCGGGATCGAATACAAAATTTGTACCCGCATCATCAACTTCCTTCAAAGTCGCACCGAGCTTACGATTAAGCTTCGCTGCGATTGCTTGATTGATCATGTTAACTCGCTCATCCTTGTCGGGAACAAGCTCAACAAAACCATCCTCGGACGAAACCTTATACCCACGAACAGTTACTTCAACTGCCTGCGTGTACGTGGGATCATTCGACAATCCTTCCCAAATCTTCCCATCCTTCCCAGCAGTAGTAAACTTCGTCTTGGTCGCGTCAATCTTACCATCTTGGGCGATTACTGCGTAAACGCGATAATCTTCGTTATACGGCTTGATTGCGAGATCAGTGATAACACTTGAAGTGGACATATTATTGTTGCGCTCCTGTAAGGGCGTAGCCCTTGGTTGAAGTTCGTACATCTATTAAGAGAGTAACCTTTCGAACGAAAGTTGTCAAGGTTACTTTCGTACATTTTTTCAGTGGCGAAGCCACTAGAACTAAATCGCTAGCTAGCTATTTAAGTTCTGTCAGTTACGCAAAGCTGATAACTAGGCTTCAACGACTCGCTTATTACGTACATGCCCTTGTACTCGCTTGTCTCTGAGTGCATTAATTCTACTGCCCGATTATCGATTACGTTGCACACATGTAAACTACTCGCGTAACTGACACAGCCTAAATCGCTGTGTTTAATTCGCTAATCTTCTTAAAAACACATGGAAGACCACAAAGTTCGTGATGATAATAGATTTCATCCTCGAACCAAGGTTCGATTACAAACTTATTTTCGGAGCTGATTTTACTCACCACAAACCACCCATTCGGCTCTTTCTCCTCAACTCCACATTGATCACACTTATAAACTTTAACCAACACAAGTCACTCCTGTAAATGCGTGTTACTTTCAGGTGCCTACTGCACCTGCGGTACAAGTTAATATTGATACTGCAAGACTTTAAGGTGCAATAGCTCGCTACGCTCGCGCTACTCTTCAAACTGATTATCATCCCCAATTGGTTTGAACACTCGTTCGATTGACGGTGTAGTCATGGTTGTTTTAATTCCCGAAGGAACAACCTGCGCTCTAACCGTTGCGATAGTTTGTAGTTGTTGAAGTGTTGGACTTGGATACTGATTGAGTTGTGCGGATTCAATTATTTTGAATCCCTCTTCAAGACGGTTGATATCGAATTTTTCACAATCGACTGTACAATAGAGCGAAGTATCAATTGCATTCGATTCGTCTCGATTGTAAAACTGTCCACATGAAATACAGTTAGCTCTCATCTTTGAACTCCCGATGACACGAACACGTACACTGGAAGAATCCAACATGCGTTATGCGAAATCTTCCACTACACTGTACATGATGTTTGTGTTTACAATTGGGACTCGAAAAACGACCGGGAATGAATTTTAATCTCGTATCTGGAATCCACTCCCCTTCGCCAATCTTCCCCGTAACAACGTGATTATGGTTGACCCACTTTACCGATGCCATGTAATCGCTCCACGATGGTCGTTATGTGGTTGAGTTGAAACATGAACTACTGGACCGTAAACAAAGAACATGAACAGAATGAATGTGTGAAACATTTTAATATCCAATCTCCATCCGCTTTCTTCCTGCTAGACTTTGGACTAGCCATAGGCGCGTTAAGTGGATGGGCTTTCCCCATCCTGTTATCATAATCACCTCCGTTATTTATTTTTAAACAACCCCGCATCTCTCAATGCTTTTTGAATGTTCTCGACTGTTAGGTCAAGTTTTGGTTTTGATTCTTCAATTGGTTTAGTTATTACTTCCGGTGTAAAATCAAGTACAAACTTCGGAAACGTTGGCTTATCCAACTCAATCTGTTTGACAGTTTTATCCATGATTGAATCGAATATATCACTCGATTCTTCAGTTTGGTTAGATTTATCAATATCTACTTTAGTTTCTTGTTGCACTTCGCTTGGTGATCGAGAGAGCAATTTTGAATAGTCTAGCTCTCCAACTTCTTCAGTTTCAAGCGGAATGTAATCTTTTAAGTTCCCACCTGAACGAATATAATCCACAACCTTCTGTGATGCATTGTCGTGGTAGATTATACCGTTATTCGGATCATTCCGTGCTCGACCGTGAGTGTTATTCTCACTCATATTTCTACGAACATAATACCGTTCACGTGCTAAATCTGCACGCACTGAGCGTCTATCAAGTTCAACTAATCTCTTTTTAAGATTCGCTTCGTAAAGTACAAAAGTCTTAATCTTAACCTTCGCTGTAAAACTTCCATCAGAAAGTTCTTTTAATTCCAATATCATCAATTGCGCCTTGACCAAAGCATCTTGAACTTGTTTAATATTATTACCTTTACACTGCTTTCTAATAAACTCCTCAAGTTGTTCCTTGTCCATTGTAAAAACCTCTCTCAATTGTCACGTAGCGACTGTGCTGACTTAGTGATTATCGGTCCCTCTGGGACCGTTGTCAAGCACTGAAAGGTCTTTAGAATGAACAACATCGAGCGGGTGTTCCATACGGGGGATGCGATGTCTTGTATCCCCTCTCGAATCATACACATGCGCCCCCTACATCTTTGCTACCAATCCTTGACGGGGGGTGTGGGTGCTGGATTGTTAGTTTTAATCTGACTAAACTAACTATTTCTGCCTAAGTTAACAATTCTGAAGGTTTTATTTAATTTTTTTTTTTTTTTTTTTTTTATATA